GTGGCTAACTGCGTGCTTGAAAATGGCTACAGGCACGACATTTTCAATGCCTCTCTCCTTGATCACTTTCCTGAGGGACAGGACATTGAATATCGCTTCTACGATGATGATAGATACGCTCTCGTGTTTTCGAGCCTCGTCTATACCGTACACCCAATACCTTGACCCGAGTTCTAGGTCATACCTGCTCGGAAACTTCTTTGTAACCTTGCCTGGAACGTCAGTGTAGGTGCGTCCTTGGTAATACACGACGCGCTCCCACTCGGTTACTGGGAAGATAGCATAAGGCTCCCATCTGTGGTCTTGTCGTGTGAACCCCGCACCTGCTTTTATGAAGTCCTTAATATGAAGGTTCTTGCGCTTAGCCATCTTGGCTATCTTCTTGTAATAGTACGAGTCAGGGTCGTCTTTGAGGAGTGTAAAGCCTTCGGGTAGCTTGACGCCAGTAGAGAATCCCTCCCTGACCTTCTTGCGACCACCGCCTATTTTCTCTGTAAGCTCCATGAGCTCATCGTCGTCGACAGGTACTTCCTCGCGCTCAATGTCGTACCCCAAACTCTTTGCCCACCTGTAAAAATCCCCTGAGTGTCCAGGCTGGCCTCCGCACCTCCAGCAGTTAGTAAGTGCGCTGTTGAGGTTTATTGACCTGTTACCAGACTTGTCAGAGCATTGTGGGCAGACGATAACCAGTTCCTCGGAGGTACTCCTATGGGGAACGACGTCGAAATAGTATTCTACTGAGTGCTTTAAGGATTCTGACATACCTTGTAGAACAGTTACGCGGGGAACTGGTCTTTAGTGATGACTTCCTTGAAGTGTACCTTAGCGTTAGCCTCAGCTTCCTCTTGGGTTTCACCTGGCTGCGGCGTGTACTCGTACTCTCTGTTGTTAAACTTGATTGACTGCTTGTTCGCCTCAGAAGCGACCGTTCCGAACGAGAGCACCTCCTCGCCACCTACAACTTCCGTAGTGTTCTGCGAACCAAGAGCAGCGTTGTAATTTTCGCTGGCACGCTCCTGAAGCTCCGTTGATTTGTTGTACACGTCAGTTAAGGCATCTTCGTAGCTCGGCGAACCCTCAAAGCCATAAGGTACAGCATCACCCGTCCCAGGCACCTGAAGGAAACCGAATCCTTCAGGATCTTCAGGGTTGGCTTGCCTGTACTGCTCTATTTGGTAATCAGCTTCGAGGTCGGCTACCTTAGAGAGTATCTGACCGTTGGCAACCCGAAGTGCCGACGCGTCGTCTTCTCCGTTGAGGTCAACAGGCACCTCTATGACTTCGCCTCTGTACGTGATGCGCCTCGTTTGTACGCTTCCCGTGCTTACCACGTCGTTCTCGATAGCTTCGTCAAGCTGCTCAGACGTGGCGTACCCGTCAGCAGTCACTCTAACGTCAAGCTCAGCGTCAGGGTTCTGGAAAAATACACCGTCCTGCTGAGTCAGGCTGTTGAGCCCTACCCCGCCTGTAAGTTCGTTGGCTGCCGCGCTGCGCTGGTCTTCTATACGCGCTTTCACGCCTTCTATTATGGACGCAAGGGAGAGGTCTGACACTGTGTCACCTAGGGGCTTGTTGCCTGCCTCAGGAAGAAATCTGTTTTTTACTAAGTCAAAGGCAGGAAGCCAGTCTACAACCTCAGGGTAGACTTGAGCTATAATCCTGCTCGCGTTGCTACCGTCGTAAGATAGCTCATCCATCTGAAGACCCCCGCACCATGCTCTTTTAAGCAGGAAAACCCAAGACGCCTGGAGGTTTAGGTCGTTGTTCACCTCAGCTTGTGGGTTTTTTGCCAAAACAGAGCGTTCTGACCCTCGCAGAAGAACTAGTGCGATGTTCTTGGTGAAGTTCGGTATCCCCTGACCTTCGACTAGGTTTATGTAGCTGCTCTCAGGTACGACGTTTTCAGTGCCATCCTTGGTTAATAAGTACCGGTAGTCGATACCTCCCCTACCTGCGCGGGCAGCGTTATACCACTGCTTCAATACTGATACAACAGGCGGCAGTCCGCCCAAAGATTCCGCATCTTTACCTATGTTGAAAGTAAACCGTACGCCTTGATACGCCTGGTCGTACCCAGGAAGTTGCAAAGGAAGCGAGAACCTTTTTACCTCCATAGGGTTGATGACTGACTCTGAGAATGACGCAGAATGGCAGAACTGGTACATAATCCCATCATGCACGTTCGCTATGGTATCAGGCGTGGTTTCGTTTAAGTCGCGTAGGTCAAACAGGGCGACCCACATGTCTGATCTTTGAATCTCAAGACCGCCGCGCGTCCCCCACCTGTTCTTTGTAGTTACGATAGGCATAACTTAACTACTGCATGCAATACCCAGGCACATACTCAGGATACGTAGTCAACAACAAAGACCCTTACCAGATGGGGAGGGTTCGGGTACGCGTACCTGCTGCTTACGGACCCACCGCAGGCGTTGACGGATCTATCTCTGACGGAGACCTTCCTTGGGCACTGCCCTCGGGACTCCCCGCAGGCGAGACGTCAGGCAGTGGCGGCGGCAGCTGGATACCGAACGTAGGTGATCGTGTATTTGTCCGCTTTTTGGATGGTGAACCAGAAAAACCAGTATGGGAGTGGGGGTCTCAGCAAAAGCCTGACTTAGACGTAGAGGAAAAAGACAGGTTCGTGAAAGATTTCTACGAGACCCAGAACGGCTCATCGACTCCTAAAGCTCAATCAGGGTTCACCAAGTATGGACATGTGTGGTGGTTTCACCCTACTGACATCACGTTCAGCACTCAAAAAGGATACTCTATAGTCGCGACCGATGCGAGTTCCATTGCGCTTGACGGTCGAATAGACATAAGAACTCCGCTCGGAAACAGCATAGCCGTAACCGACGAGACAGGGTTAGACCCTCGGTCAGGAAGTGTAGAGGTATACAGCAACAACGCTTTTCAGGCTAAGTTCGACGATCTATTCTTCACAGGTACCGCGTACCTTATGAAAGCCTTAACCACTTACACGGTCGAAGCGCAGGTGCAGTCAACTATCGCATCCTCGGCTCGCGTAGACATAAAGGCACCTGTCTTGTACACGACAGGGCGCACCCCTGTGACCAAGCCAGAAGTTCCTTCTAACCTTGCGGATGCGTGGCTATCCGCCAGCCTGACAGCAGAAGAAAAGGTCGTGTTACAGCAATCCTGGGTCGCGCAGCAGCAAGCAATATCCAATGACTTAACCCCTTTCGAGATGTGGCACGTTATCGGGGTAAACACTGACTGGCGCATATCAGCAAACCACATGCTTACCGCAGGTAACATTTATGAGACTGTAGAGGCTCTGTACAGTACAGCTACGTCAAATCGAGAAATGGTATGTTCGGAAGGGTACGGACTAACGTCTAACTCGTACTTCGGAGCGGTTGCGTCAGATTACGTTCTTGAAGTAGGGTCTTCTACGCTGATAAGTTCAGGTAGCACCATGGTTATACAGGTGGGAGGACGCACATTAAACATATCATCAGCTGGATTCGTATTTAGTTAAGACATGAACAGACCAAAAGGATTTCTTACCATCACAGGAGGCCACCGAGAGGACGGCAAGTTTGTCCGAACACAGGACGCTATCGACCAAGGCCTTCTTGCTCGCCCAACCTTGAACACTCCGAAAGGGTGGGGCATTGAAAAGCACGAGCTTCCGATCGGAGAGAACCTATTCGTAGATCAGGGGCGGCAGCTTCTGGCGTACGCGTTTGGGTTTGCTGAGCCTATCAGCAACCATGTCTGCTCCCGATTCGGGGTGGGTACAGGTACTTCACCTGCCAAGGTGACTGACGTAGCTCTCCAAAACCCCATCAAGCTCTCAAACAGCCTGTTCACGAAGGAAATACAAGGGGTAAGCTTTCCTGCGCCGTTTATCGCTCTCGTAGAGTTCTCACTGGGCGTAGCGGACGCAAACGGCTACCTCATAACCGAGCTGGGCTTGTTTTCAGGTGATGACACGCTGCTTTCTCGAAAGACGACTGTGGGCATTAACAAGTCAAGCGAGTTTGCCCCCGTGCTGAGTTGGAGAATACGATTTTAGGCTCGGCGTTTTTCGTCCGTGGATTGTAGTTAAGGCATGAACATCCATGTTTCCGATTCACAAGAAGTAGCCGAGACAGAACACACTCTGTTTGAAGTCCTTCGCTCAGGACCTACAGACATGATGGTGATATTGAAAAATGTCGGCATCAACACGGTGAACTACCGTTTCCAAGAACATAACGGCACTAAATGGGTCGATATGGGTCTTCTCGGCACCGACTTCTACAACACTATCATGTCGCGTCAAGTTCGTACCTTGAAGGTGAACTCGCAGTACCCTCAAGTACGCCTCGTCGGCAACGCCTCAGGCGGTGCTATTCTTGAGTTCTCTGTGACTCGCGATTACGATAGACAGTCGGGAGGTCCTATACCTATCCTTTCACTGTAATGAAGGCGGCAATCGTAGAGGACAACGTATTCTCCGCTAAACTCGTAAGAAAGTACCTTGAGAGCGGAGGAAAAGAGTGCGATCACTTCTCCACGGGTGAGGAGTTTTTATTCGCGTACGACATTAATGGAGAGCAATACGACGTGATCATCTGCGATTTAACGCTTGGAGGTCAGCTCAGCGGGGCAGACGTGCTTGAAGCCGTGATAAAGCGCGAAACAGAGGCCAGCCTTATACTGCTTACGTCCGCGTACTTATCTAACGAAATTCAAGAGTTCTGCAAGAGATGTCCTGTCAAGTTCATTAACAAGCCTATAACAAAAAACGAACTTCAAAGCGTAAGTAAATGACTGACGAACACTACTTAAGGCGTACTGAGAGACTTGAAGACCAAGCTTTACAGCAACAGAATATCAACGGACAGCAAGCCGCTGTTCTTGACGAGCTGCGCGGCTACGTACTTGACGTTAAAGATCGCCTCGAAGACGCGTGGTCAACCCTTCAAGAGGTTGAAAAACAAACCACCAGAACGAACGGAAGGGTTACGGCGGTCGAGGCTCAAGACAAGGTTCAAGACGAAGAACTCGAAGAAATTAGGACTTCTATAGCAGAAGGCTTCACTGACTTGAACAATGACCTGTCCGACAAGTTTACCAGAATCCTGAGTGCTACATCAAGCATAGCAGACGACACCGCTGACTTGAAGAACCGAGTGTGTCAGCTTGAAAGCACAAGCGATAAGACGCGGAAAGTGGTCGATTGGGTTGTTCGCTGGAGGTACACTTTGATTGGCGGCGTTTCCGTGGTGAGTGCGCTCATATACGCACTAGACAAAGGGTGGATCTCTATAGCCTTCTAAAGGTCGTACATATCGTCCGGATCGAGACCGTTCAGATTGCAGTAGATTGCTAGGTAGTCTCTGTGCAAGGCATCATACCCTAGGTCTAACACCAGTGATGAGTCAGCGAGGTGCAGGGGGTTAGGGTCTACGATACCTGGTACGTCAGAGTCTAACAGAGTCTGATCCAACGACTCCCAGAAAGGGTCTTCCTTTCCCTTCCCTAAAACCGACGCTATCGCTTCGGCTGCTTCTTCGAGGTTCATGTCAGGAGTGACTGCGTCCTTGTACAGCTTTGCAAAGCCGACCGCGCCTACCCGAGGTACGCCTTTAATGTTGTCAGACTTGTCTCCTATGCACGCAAGAGCTAAGGCAACGTGAATAGGTCGGTGGACTTTCCACTCCTCACACACGGTCTTCACGTTTACGGTGCGTTTCTTGTTTATAGAGTAGTACCTCACGTTCTCGCTAACAGCCTGCAGCAAGTCCTTGTCCCCTGAGGCTATGTAAACGACGTTTCCTGCGCTCTCTGAGCGGTAAGCGGCTGTGATAACGCCGTCATCACCCTCAGTACCTTCTGCAACGCAGTGAGCAGCCCCTAGGAACTGCTCAGAGACGTCCTTGAATATCTCCATCTGCTTGTGGTAACCCTCAGGCTTGTCTTTACGAACTTTCTCGTTCTTTCGTTCGCCATCCCAACAGAATAGAAGGCGGTCTGGGGTGGTCGGTAGGCGACCTGACATAGGGTTCAGCAGACTAAGGACTATCTTCATAGCCATAACGACGCCTTCCACGTGCTCGCCGTCACTGTTTTCGTACACCTCACGTTGATTGTAAGCGGCGTAAAACCCTTTAGCATACACGCTGTTTGCGTCCACTATAAGATCTACGGTCCGCCCTTCTGAGCTTCTTCGTTGTGCCATTTTATGAATAGGTTAAGAACCCAATCAGGAAGCTGAGTGAGGTCTACTGTGAAACCTACGCCTTGTTTTGCAAAGTCGTAGATCGTACGCCACCGACTATCTATCGTCTGCAGCGTCGTCCGAACGAAAAAAGTCTCGGTCCAATCTAAGGCTGTAGGTGAACGTTTTCTTGGTTGAGGGACACTCAATTTCCAGCTTCTGGCTCAAGTGAGGCGTGTGCAACTCTTGCTGCTCTTCCAAGAAGTCCTGGTCTTTAGGCTCAAGTGCGTAGTACCACTCAGCGTACTCGTTCAGAGTTTCAGCCTGCGTGTCGTTGATTGTCACAACGCCTGATACGATGCGGGCAGCACGCTCAGTAATGGACTTGTCTCGCTTGTGGAGATTGAGTTCATCGCGCACGAGCAGAGGTCGGATGGCTACGACGTCCTTGCACACGGGAAGTTCGATGACATCGTACCCCTTGTACCCTTGGGTCTTCTCACCCACCTTCTCCAGCATATCGGGAATGACGACCTCCTCTGTCCAGTGGTGTGACTTATTGAAGGGGGACGTAAGGTGCAGCGTGAGCCTGTTTGCCTTCGGTATTGAGCGTGACACCATCAGCACGGTGTTCACGTCGCCGACAACAAAGTCCTCAATAGGACACCCGTTCAAGTTGCAGACGTACGGCAGAATGTCGAACATGACGCGGTGTTCGTTTTCTTCCACGGAGACGAGTTCCATCAGTTTGTCGTCCACGAAGTTATCCCACGGGTAAACTGTGATTTCCCCTTTGGGGAAAGACTTAGGAGCTGTGTACCCGTGGGATAGCAGCGGCATGGTAACCTTCAAGCGTTCGCGTGAAGGAGTGAGGTCTTTCAGATTTGTTTTAATCGGCATGATGTACCTTTGTTGGTTGTTTCTAAAGTGTAGAACAGAAAACCCGACGACTATTGTCATCGGGTCTCTGAGAAGAAGAGAAGCAGGTTAAACCTAGCGGGAAACCAGACCTTCGTTGCCAACGACGCTCTCGTTCGATGGTACCTTGAGGTCGGACGGGTGGATCGGATAGTAGCGGTCAATGGATATGGTCATCTCGTAGTACACGAGCTGGTTGCCTTGCTCCATGTCCGCGTCTGTCGGCTTGAGCCCTGTAAGAAGCACCCCTTCAAGGACGTACGTCGCACCAGGTTGCATAACGTCAGCTGGCTGCGCGTCATTGATGCGGTTTACTTCGTTGGTCAGCAGCTTTTGGTTCGGCACGAGCCAGTAGAAGTACCCGAAAGTCTTGATGGACGACGTAAGGGACACCCCGCCTGAGCCTGGGTGGGCAATCTGCCAGTGCCAACGCTCAAGCGCCTCAGCCGTAGATTGCGTAAAGCCGTAGCGGGCAGTGATGGTGATTGGGTCCTGCGGCGTGTCTCCGCCGAGCTGGTAGTTGACCTGCTGGAGGTACTTCACAGGGATGGTTTCACGGGTACGGTTAGGGAACGGAAACTTCGTGATAGCGAACTGTACTTGTTGCTCCCACGCGGCTACACCGTTACCTCCTGCACCTGGCAGATTGATGCTGACTTTGAAAAGGTCAGAACGTTGTTGTTCAAGGTTCGATCCCGCCGAACCCCATACGTTTTTATACTTGATAGGCATAATAGACTCCTTCTTCGGTTAAGATGCTTGGTTGAGGACAGCACCAGACTCGCGAACGGTAGCGTTCACAAGGATGCGCTCAGCGGCGTCTGTCGGTATGATAGACAGGTCCACGACAACCTCACGGCGGTTACGTGTGTCCGCGTTGTTGTTGGTAGAGTCGATTGTCAGATCATAGCCTTCAATGCCGCGCTCGTTGCGGATACCCTCCAAGAAGCCGCTGTAGGCTTCCTTGACTTGGTCAAGGAGGGTGTTGTCATTTGGCTCGAAGACGAACTGACGTCCGATGATGCTCAGGCCGTTCACGACGTAGTTCACGAGGATAACGTTGTGGAGGGCGGTGAGCTTGGATTCTGCGCGTTGCAGGGTACGTTCACCGTAAACTTGGATACGACCACGGTACAGGAGGATCGGGTTGATCGAGTTGCCGTTACCATAGGCAGCGTCTAGGTTTTCATCCTGTACGCGGTCGAACTCGACCGCTGTGGCTTCTGGAAGCTGACCACGAGCGTCACCCGCCGCAGCGAACCACGGCTTTGCGTTCTGGAAGGTGTAGGCGAGGGCGCGGAGCGCTCCGAGCGAAGGAGGCGTCCAAACTGACTGACCAGTAAAGGCGTCCGCCATGCGGAACCAGTTCCAGTAAAGCGCGACGTACGGGTTGTCGATACGTCCGTTTCCTGAGTAGAGACCGTCTCCGTTATGCCAGTCAACCGCTTCGCGCAGGTTGAGACCTCGGGGAACGTCCAGCACGGCGACTGCGTTGACTTTTCGGGCGATGCGAGCCATCTCCTGTGCCATGTAGATGTCAGAGCGACCGGGAGCGGCGATTACGTTCACTTGTACGGCGTTCTTGTCCTCAAACACCTTGACGCCTGTAAGCTGGTCAGTGTTAGGGTTAAGCGATCCGATGAAGTCTTGGATAGTCGCTGCCTCACCGTTGAACCCTTTCGAGAACTTCGCGTCGTTGAGGTTGTTTGGACCAGAGTTCCAGCCTGCGAGCGTGTTAGCAGGTGCCTCGTCGCGAAGAACCATGACGTCGTCAATGAGAGTGCTGTTACCGTTCACACGCGTAGTCACGTAGTTGGGATCGGTCGAGTCATCGAACACGACATTGTCGAGCGTTTCTTGTAGTGAGCCGTCAAGATAGACGAGAATACGCTTGGTGTTGGCTGACGAGCCAGGGGCGATACGGACGTTCAGACCTTTGCTGCTGGCTGACACGCGTACAACGTCGTCGACGCTGACTGAATTAGCCCACGTGCCAGGGGAATTAGCGAGTATCTGCATACAGCGGCGACGCGAGTACACGCCTGACAGTACTTCTACCTTGTAGATTTGACCTGCGGTGTAGCTGTCCTGCAGAGGCAGAGGTTGGTAGCCTGATTCTGCGTCGGTCGATGTCTCAAAGTAGATTTGACCAGGAGTCCCTGCAGATGCGGGAACGAGAGTACGGACTTTGACCTCCTGCGTGTCGTGGCGACCACTTTGTGTGATCTTGATGAGACTCCCGATAGGGAGGATGTTGGCGAAATCTGTATAGGACGTAGGTGCGTTGACCACTGTGCAGGCGTACCCGTTACGGTCACCTACGATTTGAAGAGGTACGCTTGGGCTGGCTTCGACGGGATCGTCCTCGTACTCGTAGCAGTCAAGAAACGTCTCAGCTTCATTGGCGGCGTTGCGGACGGGGCAGGTGTCGACTTTGGCGCTTGTGTAGTCATCTTCAAGCGTCTGAGCTTCTTCCCCTGAGGACACGAGGGTCACTTCGTTGGTATTGAGGTCAATACTTTCGACGCGAGCGTTTACGGTAGAAGCCTTTCCAGCCTCTACAATGCGAACGTAGTCGTTTTCCGCGAGCAGGTTTGCGTTCTGGGTGCGTATGACGCTCGCACCTTCTGCACCTGAAGCTCCACCTGGAACGGCTTCGGTGTACCTGCGACCTACGCGGACGCAGATCAGACCATCGCTGAACTGCGAGATAAGGGCGGCGGCTTGAGCCATGTATGAAGTGTGGTCATCGAGCGTAGATGGCGTCGGCGCGAAAGGTGGCGTATTGCTGAGCGGTGACACTGAAACGGGGCCGCCAAGTTGACGCGCGTAATCCTTAAAGGAGCGCGTTGGTATCGCTACGTCGAAGTTTCCGCGCTCGGCGATACCAACGATACCACAGCGGAAGCGGCTTTGTATTTCAGGGATAAATGAGTCGTCAGTGACGTTCACATATACTCCAGGGAATTGGCGTGTGATGGACATGGCTCTTGGTCTTGTTAAGTTTTAGGTAAGTCGTCTGCTGCATTAAATACTTGGTTTGCATCAAACTCTCTTAAATCTTCTTCTTCGATTATTTTTCGCGGGTCATCCAGCTTACCCAAGTCTTCTGGAGGCAGTGCGCTAGTACCTGTCGTGATTTTCCAAAGCGCAGGGTGTACCTCTACGTCAGGATCCGTCGAGTACCCTTCTAATACCACTGTGAAAGCTGTCCTGAACGTCATCTGGTCACCTTCAGGGCTCCATTCAGTCGGCGTGTCTATACTGCCTTCGAGGTACAGCCTTAGGCTTCTACTCTCTACGCCCGAAAAGGTAGGGTCAAACACAGGTATCCACGTTTGCATTGTACCTGCAGCGTATGACAGCGCACGCATTACGGAGTTAACAAACCACGCCTGAGTCTCTGGATAGTTGCAGTAGTGGTTTATTTCGTACTTGTAATCCCATCCCGTAGGCATGCGTACTTTTGCGGTGGCTGAAAGGTCATCTCGTGTAAGCGTCCCAGAACCTTCCAATGCGGGGCTGTCCGAGGCTATGCTCGGGTAATACGCTTTTCTCCACGAGTGGATACCCCAGCTTGCCGATATGCGAGGCACCCACCCTCTACGCGTTACGGATATAATAGGATACCGTATGTTGGCGGGGTAAGGCTCGTAAAGGGGCGTCCCGTTTTCGTCTTTCAAGTCAAGCAGGTACTTGTACGGGTTGTTGTCCAGTTTCCACTGGTTACTAATCTCCGAGTACGCGTCGACAGGGGACGCAAAAACAACGGGTATAGGGTAGCCCTCAGCAAGGATGAAAGAACGATGAAGCCAGCGCTGGATAGCGAGCTCATGTATCCGCATCCCCGTGATACTCGTGTCTATACCATGTTTCTGCGTCCTAGGAAGCAGCCTGCGGCTTAACAGCAGGTCAGGGGATGACGTCTTCTCAGGCATACTTTAGCTGAGAGGCACCAGTAAGCTTACGGACAGCGTGTACTTTGCACCGTTCTCAAGTGTGACTTCTGCGTAGCCATTATTGAGCATGTTGGTAACTTTTCCTTGCTGACCATCTGCGGGGTGCGCCTCGGCAGGACCTTCGATAACGGCAACCTTCTGACCACGACTGACGGGAGTGCCCTCAAGGAGCTTGTTAGCCGCAGTTACAACGCTGCCGTGGTTCTTCAGGTTTACGCTTTCAACGACGTCTTGTATTGTGGTTTTCTTTTTCACAGCTTAACTACTACGTGCAGTAATCAAAATAGAGTCCAAGTCTTCTAAAGGCGCAAACCACATAGAACCCCTTTTAAGCAGGACATACGCGTTGTACCCTGTACCCGTTACCTCCACACTAAATGATCCGTCTTTGAGCGTCACAGCAGTACCTCGGAGCATCGCTTGAAGGTCAGGCAGGAACACCTCCCACCTTCTCTGCGTTTGTATGTCCTCGAAACTCGCCGACTTCTCTATATGGGATCTTATGAGACCTACGGCAACATCTCTCTGCCTTTCGTTTAAGGTGAAAGTGCGCGTGAGGGCGTCTTCAACGAAACTTTGATAGAGGCTATCCATTGTTAGGGCGGCGTGCCTCAGGTACAGGCTCTAACTTAGGTTCTGGCAGTCGCTCAGAGAACTCGGCAGGTACTCCTTGACTCTGGTCACCGATAGGTCGCGCATCTCCTTCTGGTGCGACGATGCACTCTATACCTATACCAAGCCATACTCCAGTCTGGTGCCAGTAAGCTTCTGGCGGAGGTACTGCGTCAATTATCTTCATACGGTATCCCTGCCAGTACACCATATCTCCGCGCGTCGGGAAGTAATCTATATCTCTGAGGTAAAGGTTAGACATCAGGAACGTGTCGCGGCGGGTAGGCGTCATCCCTAAAGGCGTCATCTGCCACCGAGGTTTCTCCTGCTTCCAGGTAACAGGTATGTCCATGGGAGACCTGCTCGTGAACTGTTGCTTGCCCTTCTTGGTGACGGGACTGTGCCACAGAGGATCAATACTTGCCTGTGACCTGTCCACCTCGAAGAATCTAGGCGTAGGGTTGGGGCTGTGCTTAACGACGTACTCTCGGTATATCGTAAGCGCAGTTTGGACGTCCTCGCGCTTGAAGATTTCAGGGTCGTAAAGAAAGTCTTTTCGTTCGTGATAGTTCATACGCTTCGTGCAGTTTCTGTTAGTGACTCTGTCCCTTCAGGCAGCCTTGAAAGGAGGTTATATCCTGCTTTAGTTAAGTCTGCGTAAGCAGCCCCGTCATCGCTGATTTCGGCATGGCCTCGGCTCAGACCGAGAAACGACGTCAAAGAGCCGTCCTCGTAGCTTACGCGCAGAAAGTTTACAAGGTACAGACCGTTAGAGGGACCGTCAGAGGCGAAATAAACGTAGTCACCGAGCTTAGGCTGTATGTTGTTCACGATCCTTATGGCGAGGTCAAACGTGAACCTAGCGGAATCAGCGTACACGTGTTGAGCGATCGCTTGCGCCTCTTTCTCCCCGTTTACACCGATATGGTAGGGCTTAGGCGTTTTTCCTTCGCCTTGTAAGCGTTCAGGCGTGTATTCGCCTAGGCGCACAGCATTATCCCTGTACTCTGACGCAGACGGAAAAGTAGGGGGGTTGTAGGGATCGCATACCGACAGAGAGTATCCGTTACCTCCCGCGTTGTAAGCCCTAGGGTACTTGTACTCTTGTACTATAGTATTGTGCGTGGGACTCCCGCCTTTGGTTTTTGCGGAGTAAGGTATTACCCACAAGTTAGAAAGGTACTGACCCTGCGCAGACGTGTATGAAGGCGTGCAGAAGAAAAAGTTATCTTGCTTAGCGTATAAGACATACCCGCCTATTCCGTCTTTGTTCATAGACCTTGGCATCATCCGTTTAAGGAGAAAGTCTAGGTCACTTTGACCTGACTGGAGCCACTCGCCACTGACCGACGATTCCTCTATAAAAGAGCGCTTTTCCATGCCGTAATACTTAGCGATTTCTCCCGCAATGGAGCTAGTCGATCCACTTCTGCTTATTAAACGGTTCGCCCCTTGCCACAACGTGAGGAAGTCATTAGTGAACACCGTAAGTTCCACGACTTCGTTCTTTCTAGGCGGGTGCAACTTATACCCTGTTATGTAGTGTTCCTCCCATTCCCACCAGTACATGAACCCATCAAAGTCTTCGACTCCGATCCTAAAGTACACAGGAACAGTGCTGACAGCTAGAGGTATTATGACATCGTTGGCTACGCGCACGTCTTTAGTGCGGAGCATGAATGAGGTTGTTTTAGGCGCGTTGAACGCACAATCTACCGCGCCTAGCGAGACCGTAACGTCTCTGCCTTTCCCGACTATCGTAGCCGAGGGGTCACTCGGGTTAGTGCTTAACTCAATAAAGCCTACACCTACGAGGTCTACTAACTCTGAAGCTGCTTCTTTGTCGGGCATAGCTTAACTACTACGCCTTCGTGCCGTCAGTGTATTCTCCTACGTCAGTGTTCTTGAACTCGTCCTTCTTGCCTGGGTTCGTGATTTGAGCGTTCACCTTTTGAAACTGTGACGGTTGCTTTTTCAAAGCATTCATTCCACTGCGTCTGGCGTAGGCTTTCGCGTCCTTGCTCAGAGGTATGGAGTGGGAGGGCGTTTTTGGGCTGGTCAAGTCATCGCGAGGTGCTTCAAGAAGCCTGTCAGCGGATTGAGACAGGGATTCAGATGCGGTATTCAGCTTTTCGGATTTAACACGTGCTATCTCTTCGTCCGTCATCAGGTGCTCCAGTGCGAGATGAATCCAACGAGACGGCGGCGGTACTCAGCTAAAGCATCGTCAATGTCTGTGAAAAGTGAGGACTCAGGTACGCCTTCAAGATGCCCGACGCGCTCACCGTCGAGGTTGTACAAGCCGATGGTGTATTGGAGAGTTTTGAGCACGTTCTTACCTCCGTTGCTGTAATGTACGGGATCAGGGCTTGAGCCTGGGTCACCTGGTCGGTGAGGGTCAGTTGCTGAGCCGCTGTCCTCGATGACAGGGTAAGTCTGAGCGTGTCCAGTGAATAACTCTATGACGCCGTAAACGATACGATCACTCCCGTGAACGTACCACACAGCCGTGCCTGCCTCGTACTGGTAATCTAACTGGCTCATGCGCTTCCCTTTCTGTTTCTGTCTTTTTTCTCGCCAAGCGTGCGTATAGCTTTGTGGCGATTGTCCTTCGGGTTGTCGTACCAATCAGGTGCTTTACTCGCCATCTTCCTGCGCTTCTCTTTGTCGCGTTCGGCAGCTTCCCGCTTGTGTCTGTCGTAAGCAGTCTCTTTGTCAACTTCAGGTAGAAGTTTGTCCGCAGCTTCCTTTACGGAGTTTCCAGGTTCGAGGTCGCCGTCTCCCATGACGTCTCCCATGACGTCTCCTAAGATGGCTTTAACTTCGGCAGCGTCCTTCGCAGGGACACCGAAGTTAAGCCAGTCGCTTAGCCTGTTTCGGTGTACCCCAAGCTTGGCGGACAGTTCGCTGAGAGACATTGTGTCTGCGGCATCCAACAGCTCCCGGTGCAAAGGCTCCACAGGCTCATGGTCTGATCGATCCTTGTCTATCTTACGCTGCCTGTCTTTTAGAGCGTTTCTAAGGTGCTTTGGAAGGTACTTGTTCTCGGACATGGCTTATTGCGATGAAGTGCTTAAAGAGTCGCGCCAAAAGGATCTGCGGACGTAAAAAGTTTTGAACAGAGACCCTAAGACGTTTTGGATGAGCTTAAAGATTATCTTCTCGTTGTCCCGTCCTTTAAGTTCCTGCCTCACGAGCTGCTTTACACGGTCTTCGTCAGACTGCGTGAGCTTCTCCTGCACAGATTCTACGCCGCAGTCTTCAACCAGACTCTCAGCGTTCACGTAAGCTTCAACCTGTGATCGAATGTGTTCGATTAAGATGTCGTCAGGTATGCAAAGCTTCGTGCCGTCCCTGTAGGTCAGCGTCATTTGTTGACGTCACTCCAACTGCTCAGGTTTGTCGGTTGCCATAGTCGTAACGGATAGAACGGGTCTGGTCCGTACCCTTTAATCTGGAAACCGAGCTCGTTCCAGCGAAGTCTTGAGGTCAGCTGCATGCGTACCTCGCCTTCACCGCTGGTGGTGCGGAACTCGACGAACTCCTTGTTGGGGTAGACCGTCTGCGAGACTTGTCCGCCTGCCTTGACTGCCATCGCGGTACCAAGGTCTGACCGCCCTGACGAAGGGTTGTCGCTGTCTGCTTCGACGAGCTTGCCCGTGATGTCCGTGTCACCTGTGTTAATGAGAGTAACCAGCGTAGCACGCACTTGTGAGCCTGAGTCTTTGATCAGGTTCTGAGCGCGTAGGCGGGCAGTCGCGTTACGCGTTCCGTAGACTGTGTCTGCGATAGCGGGGCAGCGCACCTCGGTTACGCGAGTGAGCGGCTGCGGGTATCCGTCTTCTTGCTGGCGTCCCATGTCAGGTTACTTTTCAGGGTTGAAGTCTTCGCCGTCACCTTCGTCAGCGATGCCCTCAAGGTCACCCTCGATGTTGTCTTCGAGGTCTTCGAGGTCATCTTCGACGTCTTCTATCTCCTCGCCTTCGCCTTTTTCAACTTGGACGAGTTCTTGGAGCTGGTTAAGGATCTGCGTGAGAATGTCGATAGCTTTCTCGCCTTGACCTTCTACTTCGCCTTCCTCCGAAGGTGCAGCAGGGGCGTCGGGCAGCTCGTCAACAAGTTCTTCGTTCTCGCGGAGACTGCGTATTGTTTTTATGGATTGCTTGATGCTCATGGCTGTTTTGGTTCCTGTTATACATACTCTCCGAGATTGGAGAGTTTCTTCGGTGGAGTCAGTCCCTCTACGGAACGGACGTGAAAAGCGGTTTGTCCAGTTACGTACTGAGCTTCCTATAGTCTCAGCTCCGCGCCTTGCCGCGTTCAGTACTTGATTTAAGAAGCCTGTAGGACGGGCATCCTCGGGGTCTTCGGGGACGTCAGGCGCAGTAACGACCTCTGATCCAAGATCGTCTGGGTCGTCTAAGGTAGGAGGATCGGGTACTTCTATGTCGTCTGGTCTGGCTGGAATGTGTACCTCTCCGTCTGGTCTTGGTACATCACCTACAGCGTACCTAGTTGCACGTTTAGAGTACGCCTGCTCACGTTCTTTTGCACGCTGAAGTTCAGAATCCAAATCAGTCCACCGCTTATCTGCGTACTTCACAATCCTGCGCATTACAGGCGAATCGTCTGCCCCAGACCCTCCAAACGTGGTCGTAGTCCCGTAGACGTAATCAGACAGATGCAACAGGTGCTTGCAGAGACCAGGTGTCCCTGTTGGGTTGGTTTTTCGAGGTGCGCGGTTAAGGCACAGATTAAGGCTGCCTGGACCGACCGCGCTAGACCCTCGTTGCTTGTTTGCCCATGCCCATCGGTACCTGTAGTCAGGGCAAGTACAGTCTACGAAGCAGTCTAAGTTCTCCATGGGGCGGTAGTCGTCTGGAGAAATCATTCCGCGTGGCTTGAAGAAGCGGATATACCCTTTGTGGCGCAGACCTGTAGTGCTCGGGAAGGACTTAAAGTTGAAGTAATACGTCTCAGTGTCTTCGCCTGCGCTCATCTGAAGCGACGGTCCGCGTACGGTCTCTGCCCTAACCTTGCGCTTAGGTTCGGAGATGTCGTACAGCTGGGAGAACGTGAGCTTCTCTAGTAGCGGATGAATCTCACCATGCTGGTAAGCTTCGTACACCGACATATCCTCGAACATGTGCCTGCATATTGCCAGCTCATTTTCATCGACCCCGTACACGTCCTCTAAATTCTCGTTTAACCCAGGGTGTACCTCTTCAACGTCAACAAGCTCCGCTGCTTTCACAGAAAACTCGCCGTCAAAGTCAGGTTTCTTGTTAAAGTCATCGTCACCGAACTCGTAGGTCAGAAGGAACTGGCGTACACCTTCGTCGTTGTCGATGTAATCAAACAGGTCGCGCCTAGCCCCGAGTCTAAGCCCTTCGGGGTAGCTTCTTCTTCCTTTTTTCAGGGATACTTCGCGCGACCAGTCGGCAAGGCTGTACACCTTGTTCCCTAGGCCAACTACTAGACGGTATCCTCTTTTAGGCTTTTCCATGTTCTAACTATCAATGTTACGCATACAATCCATCACACTAAGAAACTGGGCTACGGTACGGGAAGACACTATCACGTTCCCTGAGTACGGTTTAATACTGGTAAACGGTCAAAACTTGACGGGACACGGTAAGCTAAAGTCAGTAGGCTCAGGCAAGACAGCTCTCGGGGAAGCCCTTAGCCGTGCGCTTTTAGGAGTCCCAGGCAGGTACGCTAAGATAGGTCACTACAGCTACAAGGATGAAGGCAACACTTACGTAGCTGTAAATGCTACACTTAACGGGAGCAAGCTTCTCGTAGAAAACGGGTACAAGTGTGCCGAAGTAGGATCAACAGGGGAAGGTCTTCGGTACACGATAGGCGACAATGCACCGATTGAGCGAAACCGCACTACTGTTACGCGGGAAGATTTGTCGAACGCCATCGGACTGCCTCCCAAGCTGGCAGAGTGGACTGTGTACGTCGACGGAGACTCTTTGAAGTTCAACAGACTCTCACAAGCTGACACTGTCCACATTGTAATGTCCGCACTGAACCAGCCTTCGTGGGACGTTCTCCACGGCAAGGTCAAAAAAGCGAGTTCAGCGTTCAAGAGCGACCTCATAAGCGAGCAGCGTGCGCAGGAAGAAGCCCGCAGCAACGTTGAGGAGGCTAAAGAAGCCCTTGAGGAAGCCAAGGAGGATCTGAAAGAGGCGGAAGAGTCTTACGCAGACGAACTCAAGAAAAGGAAACCCGAGATTAAAAAAGCAGAAGGTGACATTGCCGCGCTTGCGGAGTCTGTGAAGGGTTTCCGTGAGGACATGAAGCGTATTAAGAAAAGCATCGCTGACGCAGAGGTTAAGGTAGCCGAGAAGCACGAGGCTTTACGCAAAGAGCTTCTCGAAGTCAAATCAAAGGCGAAGCAGGCTCGCCACGACCGCGATAAGTGGGTCAGTGTCCGAGCAGACAGGAAAGCTGACCTGTCTGCGTCAAAAAAAGCTTTGAAAGACGCCAGCGGCGAACCTGACGTATGCCCTACATGCGGAAAGGACTGGGACAAGAAGCATAGCGAAGACGAGATCAAACGCCTAAAGGCTGCCAAGAAAAAGGCTGAGGAATCGTGGAATGAGGCTGAGGATGCGTGTCTTGCTTGGGACTCCACTTTAGACGAACTCGATGACAAAATGGACGGTGTCGAGGCTAAGCTGGAGGACAACGGATCAAACGAAGTGCGAAAGTTGAGCTTGAAGTACGAGAGCGCGGAAACATCAGCTACGCGCAGTGAAAACGAGATAACGGCACTTGAGACCAAAATCAAGAGCCTGTCGGAAGAGGTCACTGACGCCGAAGTCGTGCAAGCTAAGGTCATCGTAAAAGAGCGAAGAAAAGCACTCAGAAGCTGCGAAGACCGCCTTAAAAAAGCAGCCGAGATGCTTGCTGAAGCCGAGCAGGTTTCGCTCATAGGCGATTACTGGTCAAAGGCTTTTAGCCCTGCTGGCATACCTAACATGATCCTTCGTGATGCCGTCCGCCCTATGACCGCCATATCGACGCGCATATCCGAGAGATTGACAGGCGGCACTCTAGCGATCAACTATTCTACGAGCAAGGAACTCAAGAGCGGGGAGAGTCGCGCAGAACTTATCGTGGACGCGCGTAACCGATACGGAAGCGTGCGCGTAGAGGGGAACTCGAAGGGCGAGTCAGGTCTTACAAACCTGATCGTGTCCGAGACGTTAGCTGAACTTGGCAATGTACCTTCTAAAGTCGGATACCGATGGTACGACGAGGTCATCAACTCTCAAGATGGCGTAGTCCGACACAATATACTGACGTACTTGAAAGAGGTCGCACACAAAAGACGCATACTCATCTTCTTAGTTGACCACCACGAAGAGACTGAGAAGTACGCTGACTACGTTCTTACGGCAACAAAAGAGACAAAAGGGACTACGTTTAAGTGGTCTTAACCTCCGTTCTGCGTAGCCTGCCTAGCCCGCTCACCTCTAATCTGGCTGGATTGGTCTGAGTAAGTGTACAGAATTTTTCCGTTTTCGTCCTTCACGGCCACCCTTCGGTCTTTTACCGTGCGTATAGACACGGCACCACCCCCAGTTGATACGTCTATAGTGTCGTAGAAGTGGTCATGTACGTATTCACCGAACGTCTGGTTAAACACACCTATGCGCTCATCGTAGTAAGCACTGTCGTCATCAACTGAAAACTTGTTCCGATAACCAGGGGCGTGTACGAAGGTAAAGCTCGCCTCCAAGGCGGTAGGTAAGTTCTGCCCCGGCTTTCTACCTCTAAGCTCCTCGGACGTTGCGTAGTCTCTGCCAGCATCTTTTGGTTTTTCGTTAAGCCACGGACCCTTAAACTTGACAGATACGCGCTTCAAGTACCCGATGCAATGTACGCCTCTCTGACCCGAAACCATCAACCTCATAACGCAGACAGGCGGCCACGTCGGAACATTACCTTCCGCGCCTATACTTTTGCTAATTCTACTGCTAGTTTCTAATCGGTTTCGATTAGACTGAGCAACCGTGACATTGTCGTCAGGGGAGCTTTTATCTTTAGACTCCACGCTCTGACCTGCTTCGTCGACTGCTTCGTCGACTGCTTCGTCAGGGTCGGCCTCACCATCTTCGTCCTTCTTCTTCTCGTCCTGAGCCGTAGGTACACTGGTATCCTTCGCTTCCCCTCCTCTTGACAAGGGAAGGGCGAGTGAGTGGAGTTTCGAGGCAATTTCTACCAGTCCGTGCGGTCCGTTGCAGTAATCGTAGTCGTACGCGTGAAGCACGAACGACATAGGGATCTCTAAGGGCTGTGTACCCCTGTAGATGTGTATTCCATCAGGGTACAGTTGGTTAACCACGACGTCGAAGCTGTTTTCTCTTGTAAAGTCTATCTCGTCAGGGAGGGCTGGAAAAGCGATGAAGGGAGAGCCCCAAGCGTCACTTGCACTGTCTAGGGCGTACAGGTAGCCACTCATCGTAGCTCCGTACCTGTCGAATGCGTCTCTTTCGTCTGTGTGTCTCATATAACGGGGGTGGGCTTTGTGACTGTTTGCCACTGGTTTAAGCCTTCGTTGAAGTTTCGGATGTCTTCACGTTGCTTTTCTATTTTTATTTTACTCTCCTCTAGCGCCTTCTTTTTAGCCTCAGTAAGGTCTATCGTCTCGCTCACATGTCGGATACCTTGTATCATATCCGCCTGCTGCTTGCGCTGAATCATTAAAGCTTCCTCTTCTATCGAAAGGAGACCTCTTTGGAGGCGTAGCGTTTCGTTTGCGTTTTGGCGCATAATACGCGCTTCTGACCACTCTAAGGCTGCCTGGTAGCGATCCTTTACCTGGCTTTGCGTCAGAGAGGTCTGGATAACAGGGCGACCTTCTTCGTCCACGATCATCGCCCCATCTTTGAACTTAACACCAACCTTTTTAAGGAAGTCTGCCGTCGCCAGCCTGCCAGCACCAGTCATACGGCGGTTCTCGCTTATGCCCATTATAGCAGACACCATTGCTTGCTGAGAACCTGTGTCTAGTTTCTTATCCTCATAACCCTTGATGAAGTCTGGGTTTTTCTTTATGTAATCAGCCGCTACAAGGCGGAAATCAGCGCCTTCGCCTTCCCACCCTTCTTCAGTCAGGAGGCGACTCATAGCAACGCCCTGAAGCTCCTTGAACTGCGCCATTACTTCGTCAGTACCGTAATCAGCCTGTCGTCGAAGGCCAAGCAGCCTGCTATACCTCTCGTCCGTATCGCTCGTGCCGAGCCTCAGCTTGCTTGCACGAACAGACATCGCAGTGAGTTCCTCTAGCTCGCTATTAGATACAGTAGCAGGTGCTTCTTGGATAGCTGCCTTGACGGCGGCAAGTTCTTGTCCCCTTCTTTCGACGGCACGCTCTTTTTTGTATTCGTCAAGGTCACGCGTAACAACGGCGCGGTACATCTCTGTAGCACTCTGCCCAAACCCTTTTATAGGGTGAAACCCTTCAGTGTACCCCCTCTCACCTGGGGCGAGCTGGGCGCCCATTTGAACGTCTAAAGCCTTGTTTTTGATTGCTCGCTGGAGGGCGTCTGACTCAAAGTACCCGCTTGTTGCAAAGCTTGAGGCCTCTACCTTCTTGCCTTTGCCTGCGGTCATAAAGGTCTCTGCAAGTTTGAAAGCGGAATAGCCGTAGGCAGCGGTAGCCAGAACCGCAGGGTTCTTCAGCAACTGAAGTGCTGAACGCGCTACGAAGCGCGTTGCTGTCTTCTGTGCTGCTTTGGTGGCAGACTTGGTAGCGATCGATGTAAGCTTATCAATAGCGTATGCTCCACCTCGCTCAAGGAGGTACCCGCCTATGAGGCCTTCTAAACCTCCTCCAGCAACCAGCCCTATACCTGCTCCGAGGAAACCTTTTCCCTTCATTCCTTTGCCGAATCGGGCTAACGCCCCGCCCTTGCTTTTAGTTGCACCAGGGACGCCGAGCATACCTCCTTTCTTGCCTCCCGCTCCAAACAACCCAGAAAGAAGCCCTCCTTTCTTGCCTCCCGCTCCGAGCAACTTAGAAAGCCCTCCAAACAACCCAGGAAGCCCAGAAAGCCCCCCAGCGAGAGTACCAAGGGCGGCGCCCAGAGCTACAATACCTCCCACCACGGAAGAGACCGAATCCACGATCTTCCGCATCGCCCCGTCTTCCTTCTGCAAGCTGTCTATAAGCCCGCCTAGAAGGTCGTTCACAGCGGTGCCTACTTTAACCAATACCTTCGCCAACGGTTCGAGACCTACAGCAAGCAGAGTTCCTACCCTATTCTTGAGTTGCTCCCATACTTTACCCAGCTGACCCATCTGTTCGTTGAACCCTTCCCTTAGCGATTTAAGCTTTGTCTCTTCCTTTATACGCTCTCTAATCGTCTTGAGTTCTTCCGACATCTGGTTGCTATACGTGGCTTTTGCAAGTATGAGTTCAGCAGGGATGTTGAACGAGCTGCTGAGCTGTTCTGCGACCGTACGCTTCAAAGATTCAGGCACAGAACGTACACGCGAAGCAAGCGTTTCAATTCCTGCTACCATACGTTCAGGACTGAACGTACTGCCCGCTCCTGTCTTGAACGTAAGCATGAACTCAGTGTTTTTGCCTGATTGGAGGTTCTGCGCAAAGTCCATTAAAGAGTTATCCTCGATCCCCACGCTACGGAAAGCCTCCTGCAGGGCTGACAGCTCTTTTACTTGGGCGTTCACGTTGCTTACATTACCCGAAAGTAAAGACGCACTCTTTGTCATGTTCGCTAAGAAGTCTGCTGACTTCTCTGCTGATACAGAGGTTGCCTGGGCTATGCCTGAGACGATGTCGCCCATGCGCTCAAAGCTCGTGCCTGCCGCGTCCGCTTGTAGAGCGAGTCTAGCCGTTGTGTTTGCCTGCACCTCGAACCCTGCCGTAAGCATGGAACTCACGTGAAGCATTTCCGTGTAAGTGTCCCTAGTCTCAAGACCTAAATCAACAAGCGCACGCTGAGCTGTAGCTGATTCTTGTATGCTGGTACCTAGCGCGAGCTGGGTGTGCATCGCTGACTCGAACATCCTGCTTCTGTTCGCAAGGTTTGTGGACGCCTGCATTGCCGCCCTATTCATGTCAAAGTAAGCCTTTACGCCCTGCTTGAGGTATTTTACGCTCTGCTTGAGGTGTTTGGAATAAGCCTTCGTTCGTACATTGCTCGCCTCCTCCTCAGTCTTCTTTTTCTTGAGCTGTTTAGTCAGCGCCGAAACTTGGCTAGTACTTCCTGACATGGACTTGTGCATAGCCTCAGTACTCTCGGCGATGGACTTGGAGTAGTCCTTGAGCGCCTGCATGGTACTTTTAAGTTCGTCTTCGATAGCCATGGTATAAATACAGTAGTTAGCGCATGGAAGTTTACATGGTACGCCACAACGGGAGGGAGTACGTAACTACAGCCTCGTCCCCCGCCAAAGCCCTCGGCTCATTAAGTTGGAAGATTGCTGCGTATCAAGCAGGATCTGGTAATCCTGCCCCTTGGAGGATCTCTAACGCAAGGCGAAACGTTAAGGGAAGAGTCGAAGTCGCACTGCCCGAACCTCCCAAGGATGACGGTGCTGAACAAATGGAGCTATTCTAGCCCAAGCTTCTCGTACTCGGCCTCAAGTACTCCCATGAGCTTCTCAGCATTGGGGTCACCCTCTTCTTGAAGAGACTCAATCCCCTTTATCGTAGAGGCAAGAAGCTCCCTGAGTTTCTCGTTTTCTTCTGTAAGCTGTTTAATCTGAGACATTTCTTCTAATTTGGGCTTCAAGGCGTTTATGTAGTAGTCTGAAAGCAAGTTCTGCACAGGCAGGAACGACTCCGTTTCCCAAGGAACGGACTTCGTCAACTCGATTGTCACTGGAGATGCACAGCTTGGCATAGTCCACCCCACAGGCAATCCCATCAAAACCTCCTCCCATCTCGGGTTCAGCTTCGCTTCGTTCTTGTTCTTCGTGCTTTTCAGCATGTCCGTGAACACGTCCGCCTCTGTGTTCAAAATCAGATTCCCGAGAACTTCCGTGTTCACGTCCATCCTCTCTAGGCTGTAAAGCTCCGGATGCGTCATTACGTCCTTCAGGTTGCGGCATCCGCCCTTCTTCAACGCCCGCTTCAGCGAATCCTCGCTCCGCGATCCCATCGAGTCCATCGTGTTCGGCGTTGGCCAGCTCACTATGCGGTACACCGCCACCGCCTGATCGCTCAGATTGTCCTCCATAGTGTCCTCTATGCGAACCTGCTGAGGAAGTCCTATCTGAGCCAGCCTCTGAGTCTCCTTGTCGTAAAGTCTCTTGTTGTGCTTCGGAGGACTCCCGTCCTTGCATACGAGCCTTGAAATGCTTATCCCAGGCTCCTGAGCTGATGGAGTCCTCCATAGCGTCCGTAACCACTCTGGGGGGCTCCCATCCATACTGAGTCTTTCCTGGTCTTGAGGGGTAGGCACCGTACCGTACTTCTCTTGTGAAATCTTCGATTCCCATATCATCGAAAAGACTGCTCGGGGCAACTGGTCGACGCGGTTTCTCCCTCCTTCCCGCGTCTGGCTCATGTTCGGGCTGTCCTTCCAGTCCCTCGCACTTGGGGTTGGCCAGTTCTTCACCTTGGTCGCTAATCCGTCTCCTGACGTCTTGCTCGCCCCCTTTCGGTTGTTGTTTCCGCTCACTGTCGGAGTTGGCCACAGAGCAACCTCCGCCTCCAACCTCTTTTTCGGGTTCCCTTGAGCTATCTCCTTCTCGCTTGGACCGTTCGACGAGCTCACTCGGGGGGTTGGCCAGTTCGACTCCGAGCCTTGAACGCCCGTGGGAGCTATCTGTACGAGGTACCACACTTTGTTCTGATCCTGAACCAGAACAGAAGACGCTTTGCAGTCTATCACGCACAGCTTGCGCTGCAGAGACGAACGCTTGTCGAACGGTAACGCGCTGTCCGTACAGTTGGTCTCTGTGGACTGCCAAAAAGAATACCCTTTTGCGCTGGTGGGGCGCACCGACTTGAGCCGCTGAGAATATATCGAACGTCGCAATGTAACCTCGGCGCTCCAACTCTCGAAGGACGTAGAGAGCCACAGGCTCTCCATCTTCCGCTCCGTCTTGATCTTTGCATTTTGCTGACAATATCCCGTCGACGTTCTCAAGGAGGACGAAGTAGGGCTGCATAGCTGAGAGTCCCTCAGCGATGAACGGAAAGAGATGTCGGGGATCTTCCGTCCCTCGGCCTGTGCCTGCGACACTAAACGGCTGGCATGGAAATCCTGCAGAGAAGAGGCCCACTTTTCGGTGAAAAGCTCGGAATGGGAAGGTTTTAATATCCGTGTACACAGGGCACGGATCCAGGATACCGTGTTCCATCTTTTGAACCAGGTTGTGTGCGCAAAAGGCTTCGATCTCCACATGAGCGACGGCTCTAAGATTCGGAAAGACTCTTTTGAGTCCCAATCCGATTCCGTCATAACCGCTACAGGCGGAGACATAGGTAAGTTTTTCGGTACTATCCACATTGTACATTTTACCCCTAAGAACGTATTTAAGGAATGAATAGTACTGAGCGCGTCATAAAATCAATCTTGCAGGGTACATCTACCGCCGATGCGATAGAGGAAGCTTTCGCTACGACCTACTTTAAGCTACAAAACAAGCTCAAGCCTGAGGCTCGTGAGGCGGCAAACAAGGCATACGATAGATGGGTGAGTGCTGGAAAACCTACAAAGTCTCACAGGGAAGGGAATTTTAGTGTGTCGAACTACAGTAGCTCTGGGCGTCCTGACGTGTTCAGGGTCGGGTGGTCTGGTCCTCAGTCTGACTACAGAGCCATTGGGATAGAGAACCAAGGCGAGCCTGACGGGGTGGATTGGCTTTGGATAGGTACTCACGAGGACTATAACAAGGTTTACAAGGGTGTCGTGAGCCGTGCGCGTCCTGTGGTGAGAAAGCGCAGATAAGGTGCGTGGTTAACATTTTCGCTGCTCATGTATAGGAAGGGGTATGAGCACTATTTACACCATCGAAGATTACGTCAACGAGCTGTCTGTTTTCTCTGAGCACGCTGAAGCCCTCGCTAAAGAGGCTGCGGAAATCGCAGAGAATCCTACGGAAGACGCAGTGAATGCTTTTGACGAGAAGCTCCGTGCTATCCGCCCCTCTAGTCAGATGAGTTTTTGGAGCTTCCTCACCATTGACGAGATTCCCTCCGAGGGGACTGCTGATTTCTTTTTCTACGCTCTGAGCATGTACGTCTCGGACTTCACCCGCTA